TAACTAAAATCAGGTAAAACTCCATCTACTGGTTGTAGTAGATCCTGATTTTGTATAATATAATATTGGTCTAATAATGGATCATATCCTAAGCCAAAGTTTCTTTTATTATTAAGCTCATTTATTATGTTTGTTTGTTCTGTTGCAGTAAATGTTTTTCTTAATGTTGCTATAATTTCATTTGCTTTATGCCCATTTTTTACTTCTGAACTTAGTGTAATAGGACCAGTAGATGTACTTAAACCACTTGACAATTGACCGTTATTATCTATTCTTGTAATTCTTACCCATTTATAATTTGACACATCATCAGGGTCTACAAATTTTATAAAATTATTTTCCTTAAACATGGAAGTATCAGCAGTATTATTAATTAATACACTAGTTGTAGATGTGCCTCCTGATACTGTAGTTTCTGTTAAGTACCCAGTTGTGTTAAAAGTTTTTACAGGAAGTGCCGCAAAGTTAATATTTCTACTGCTGGTATCAAATGTTGCAGGTGTAACTGATATTACACTTTTTCTAAAATTGTTGTAAACAAAATTGTTTAGCTCTTGCCTTTTTAAATAAAGAGGTATAATACTATTTGCTACTTCTGAAGATGTAGTATTTTCATTAATTAAAAAACTTTGTGATATATTGTTTATGTCTGCATAAATTACACCGTCTTCAGCATAAGATTCTACGTTCTGGAAAGTTCCAGTAGGATCAGTTATATCAATATATCTACTATGTCCAGCATGTGTTCTATTTGTAGCCTTTAACTTTCTAATATTTGATATTTGGCTGGAAGGAAATACCTGATAATCTTGAGCACTAACCATTCTGTTTTGAGTATAGTAGGTCTGTGGTGCATTATTTTTCACACTAAACAGTGACTCCCCTGGCAAACTGTTGTTTACAGCATTTCTTAAACCAAATGTAATTGTAAGAGTATGTGCATCGCCTGTTGCATTTTCATATGGAATAGAAACACTTAGGCCAGTTGCATCGTCAGGTTGTATAGTATATGATTCCGGGTCGCTTGTTCTGTACCATAATCTATATACACCTGTGGGTATATTACCAAAGTTTCCGTCTGGGAATCTTATTCTTATGCCATTATTGTTTAAATTTTCTATTGAGTATAAATTTCTTGTACCTAAAGTTTGGCTATTAAAATTAAGTGTTTGTCCAACTGTATTAGGTATTTTAGTCCACTGATTAAGTACTGTACCACCTGTTGTAATTTCCTGTAAGTAGCAGTCTGTTTCATTAATGTTTGGTATTTCAACATCTTGTACTCTGTTTACAATGGCATCTGTAAAATCAAAGTCTCTAAATGCAAATGTTCCTTGCTTAAATAACACAAAGAATCCTGTGTTATTACTAGCGATTCCCTGCCCATCGTTTCTGTAAAAAATTCCAAAGTTGTTTAAAGGGTCTGGTGTTTCCTCATAAAAGAATTTACCGTCATCAAAGTCACCATTTACAACTTCACATCTTCTGTTTATACCGTTTGCATTTACATTAAAATCATATGCAACAGGAGAACCTATAGACACATTAAGCATGTATTTTTCTGTGCTAATACCTGCAATCTTTCCTGTCTTTACAGGAGCAGTAAATCTGTTTGTGCTACTCATAGCCGCATTTAGTACTGTAATGAATTGTTCATAACTGTCAGGATTGTTTGCATCGTCCCAAAAGATTTTCTGGTTTGCTAACTGATTACCTTCACTATCTGTTAATGGTTCTGTAGTGCTAACTGCTGACAGTTTCATAAGGCCACTTGCTGGAACATTTCTTTTAGGATTATAACCTAACATTCTTGCAAGTTTAAATACTGAGTCTCTTCTTTCTGCAGTCTCTAAAAAGTTTTCTCTAGTATTGACATCCATTCTAAATGCAATACTTGTACTCAAAAATGCAAGTAGTTCTAATATTGCAATAAACTCTGAACTTTCTGTATAATCGTTAAAGTTTTCTGGAAAATTTGTTCTAATGTATTCAACAAGTGCTGTTCTTATTGAATCAAAGTCATATGCCTGAAAATCTACCTCACTGAAAATTTTATATGCTAATTTCCAATCTTCTGCGGCAAATAAGTTGTTTTGTCTATTTACTGTTGCCATTATGAATCATCCGTGTTAGTTGTAACGTATTCCAAAAATAAAGCATCACTACTGTTAAGCAATCTGTATCTAATTTTTACTTCTGCTTGTATTGTATGATCTAAAATAGTTAAAATAGTATCTTCAAACTCTACTCTAGGGTCACTGTTTACAATTCTTTCAATATCTTCTTTTATAATTTCTTGTGTTTCAGGATCTTCTGGTTCCATTAGATAGTCCCATATTACACTTCCAAAAGTAGGTCTCATAACTCTTTCACCTATTCTAGTGTAAAAATGATTGAGCAAATCTCTTTTTATAAGTTCTGCATCTGTTAAGGTATAAGGTGCCCTAACTTTATCAACTGTACTAAATCCTTTAAATATTGTTGCCATGCAAGTATTTATCACATTCATTAACTATAGTTTTAATTTTTACTTGACAAATTACTTTTTTAGTGTAAACTGATTATATGAAAAATGTGATATACATACATGGTGCTAATGCAGACCCAGATAACTTTAATTATTACACATTGAAGTTGCCTGAACACCGATTTATTTCTCCTAGTTACAGCATGGACGAAGATCCATACGATTTAGTAGAAATATTGCGTATTAGAAAGGAGAGAGAATTTGGTCAAGAGCCAGTATATCTAGTAGGTCATAGTTTTGGTGGGCTTTTAGCGGCCTGGTATGCTAGTGTGTACCCAAATAATATAAAACACATTGTGACTATTGCTACTCCTTGGGAAGGTACTCCTGTAGCAAGAATATTTGGATACTTTTGGAGAAACTCACAAATGTTTCAAAACACAAGGCCTGGTGCAGAAGTTTTAAAACTACTTCAAGAAAAAACTTTTAACGGAAAACACACTAACATAGTATGTACAGCAGGATCTAATCCTGTTGCAGGTTTAGGTGGTAAAGCAAATGATGGTATGATTACTTGCGACAGTCAGAGTGCAACACCACCAAAATTTAAAAATAGCGAAAACATCACAATAGAAGCAGGCCATAGTAGTGTTTTGTTAAATAATACTGTAACACAAACTTTAGAAAAAATAATATTTGAGGAATAGAATGGCTCAATCAACGTTAAATAATACCCTGGAAGAAGAATTAAGAGTTATGCTCGTTGAAAAAAACAACGAAAATAATAGTCTTAGAAATCATATTGAATTGTTAGAAAAGGCAGTTGCTGAAGAACAAGAGCAAAAATATAGATTACTTGTTGAGGTTGCAGATCTTAAAAAACTGCTAAAGTCTTAATTATTGCGGTACTTTATATCCTAATTCGATATACTTTCTTTGTTTAGCATTTCTTAGTAGAGCTCTTAACTGTCTAAACGACAGATTCTTATCTGGTCCAGCAAGGCCCATTTCTGCCTGTGTGAGTCCTAGCCAATCAGGCGTTGAGTAAAGCTCTATTTCATATTCTCTTCTTTGAACATAATCTTGACGAACTTGAACATCGCTTTCTCTACCTACTTTTCCTGTCCTCCATCGTCTCATAAATTTTGGTACTTCGTAATATCTGCCATCATTAAGTGCCACTAATGCCTCACTATTAGCAAAGTTTTTTGTACCTATATGATTTGCAAAACTGGTAAGAGCTAATAACTGATTGTCACTAACAGGTACAGTTATAAGTTGTGATATATCTTTTTTAGATTGTTGCATTTCACTTCTGATACCCATCTGTAAACCTACAGGTCCTATTCCGTTAGAAACATCTACAACCTTTGTGCCTGTTTTCCTGTCTGTAAAAATTAAACTAGGCCCGTCTACTGCTAAATCTATTCCTTTTTCACTTAGTTTTTCCTGAACTGCTTTAAAGTTTCCTGAATTTATACCCATTGAGCCCATTGCTTCTCCTGACTCAGGATCAATAGCATTAAATATGTTACCACTATTTCTAAGTTTATCTGCTTCTGTTTGTAAACCACCAGCAATATTTTTTAATTCGTCTGCTTTGCTTTTTAATTCATTAATTTCATTTACTGCATCTAAAACCTTACCCTTTAATTCTTTTACGTCGAATCCATTCATGTCTATAGGTAAATCAAACTGATCTAAACTAAACTGTCCTA